GAGTAAAGTCCGTCCACGTGACGAACGCACAAGTGAGCTTGATCATTAAGATCAAGACTCGAGTGCGAGGAATTTCGTCATGTTGGCCGCCTGAGTCATGTAGCCACCAATGCCAGTAATGATATCAGTCAGTTGCGCGGTAGTGAACCCCGCAACTGGTCGATTCAGAACGACATAGGCGCTTGCAGAAACAGTCTTGGTCAGGCCGGTAGACGGGTCTGTATACGGAGTAAAGAAGTCGAGACGGGCCTCTGACCGGTAACGAGCACCCTTAGTGTGGGTGATCTTTGCCTGAAAGAGACCGTCCGAAGTCGAATACTCCGCAGCATAACCGTCGGACCGAATCCGGGCCATCGACTTTGCCGTACCTCCCGATAGGGCGTTAGCTTGCCCCACCGAGATAGAGATCGGGTCTGCGAACATGGTAGATCCTTTTCTTGTTGTTGGGCGATTCTCGTAATCGCCTTACTACGACCTCGGGGCGGAATGCTTCCCGCCTCGAGATAGTCCTAAAGCAACAAGGATGGATAACTGATACGCCGATAAGGACGCAAAAGTGACCCCGAACCCGAAAGGGTTCGCCCACTCCCGTTGCCTGAAATAGTACTCTGTACGGGAAATCCCGCCAAAGTACCTATCAGGTTCAACCCACTGGAAGGAAGGACTCAACTTCCCGCTATGCATCGTTATGTAACCGGGTGCCTGGTAAGTGAAGCTTTCGCTACACATTACATAGGCGTACTCCATTACAGTATGATGCTTAGCAAGGAGATAGATATTCCCCAGTGCAGCTCCTGCCGAAGTGAACCAATCCAAAAGCCATGACCACGGGAATAATTTATAAATTATTGCTGGGTCAGGCGTCAGACCAAGGAGATCACGAACCAATCCGCCAGAAGGCGGACTAATACGTGGATCCTTAGCCAGTTCAGGAATATAGAAGCGGTATTTCGCCGCGAACCATATTCGACGCTGGTACGTCTTAAGAATTGGAAATGGTTGACTACCACCTTGTCCAGGACCGTATAGGTCTGAACTCAGGGTAGGACCAACGGTGACAATCGGGGAAACATTCCTCGGTATGTCCTCGCTGAAACCACCTTTATCGAGTTCAATCTTTCTACGGATGGATTTGCCATTATGACGACGCAGCCAGGCTATCTTTTTGTCAAGTTTCTCCCTCATCTTAAGAAGAAAAAGGAGATCCTGTAACATAGGGACAAGCCCAAAAGCGCCGTAAAGATAAGCATCTCCAGGAGTCTTGGACGAGTGATTTGCGAATTGAAGAAGATCTTTGACGGTTGGGAAGCGCTTGACGTGAGTCAAGTAATTATCAAGCTTCTTAATCGCTTTGAACCCTTGCACGGTTTGGGAAACCATCCCGGGCAAGTCCTTCAATTCACCAATCGATACACCCAAATTATAAATCGGGTGCAGTGGCGCTGTTCTATTCACACCCTTCGCCCCCCA